AATAATATAGAATACACAGAATTAGATTATAAACCTAATGTTCCAGTCCCTCCTCCTCCTAAAAATGCCGGATTATATACAGGTGACGTTTTATTTGACAAAAAACCTTGGGGTAATAGTTATAAAGCACCTTCTATAATACCCGATGCAGTAGCATATAGTTCTCAATTTTACGCAAGTCATCATATACCATCATATAATAGACCCGGAAATAATACAATAGATACACAATTATATCAAAAATATAATAAAACTGAAGATAACTATAATTTCAGTTGCTATGTTAATAAAATTTTAGGTTGAGGTTTTTTAATATTCTCCTTATGTTTTTTTAAGAAATCGCATATATATTTATATGTCTCATCAACTTGTTCAAAATTAATACCGCCAGTAATTAATATACTACCACTTTCAAATAAAGCACCAGTGACCTTTTTACAATCACCTATAGCATTACCACTTCCCTTTCCATAGCAAGTATTGGGACAACAACATATTCCATTCTTTTTTTTACTTTGCTTATTCCAAAAGTATTCTAATTTTACACCTTGATAAATACCGGGTTGAAAAGAACATTTATTATTATACTCATCGCTAATAAATATTTTATGTATTTCCTTTCTTTTCAAATCAAAACCTTTAGTCAATTCGGGATCTGTATAAACCTTGAAATCAGTATTAATCATCCTTATCTTAAAGTTTTGATATTTTAATTCATCAATGTTATTTAATGGATTTATTATATCAGATGATACGTTTTTATAGATATGCTTGATATTTTCTATAATATTATTTACAATTATTTCAGTATGTGTTACATCTTTTATACCCGTAAGCTGTATATTGCCATTCTTAAATATCTTGACATTTGGAATATAAATATTATTAAACATATAAATAATAGTAACTTGATTGTCAAATCTGTTTTTTTTTACCTTATCTTTTTTACTCTTTCTCCTTTTTTTAGGGTAAGTTCCACGCGATATATCCTCTCCATCTTTCATAAATTGAATCCATACAATACCTTCTTTATCGTCAAAACATTCCTCTTTAATTTTAATATTATTGAATAATATATTTAAATCTAAATTAATATTTATTCCTATATTCGCGTTACATGTAATAGTTGAGATTCTATATTTTGAAAAATATATTTCGGACATTATAGCAATATATATAAGAATTATAGCCCTTATATCATTTTTTATTTTCCGCTACATTAAATTTTCATTATTTACATTTTGATTCCCAAATGTTTATTGATATTGTTTAATTCATTTTTTCCATTTTGCCCTTGATTATTTATATTATCCGTTATATTTTTAATATAAGATGTATTAACAACCTCGTAATTATAATTTGTAGTTATCATTGGTGGCAAATTTATAATATGCGTTTTGTCGTTTGATAAATGACTTTTGCGAAATTCTTCAATAGATAATGGACCATTAAATAAATTTAATAAAAATCTTGAAGGGGCTGGTCTTATTGGCTTTGTAAATCCGTAATGCTTACTAAGCATTTGGATTAAGCTATTAATTTCCCATACTTTATCACTCCCACAATGAGAAGAAAAATTATAAGCATTCGCACATTCCAAAGAGCAAAAATTACCAAATAACACATACGTATCACTTTTAACATTGTATTTATAAGGCATCCCATATGTTCTATCTTCTATGGGGTGGCAACACCAATAGCAATTATTATTACATTTAAAAATATTCTTATTATATCCATATTCAAGCATATACTCGTTGTTTTCATCTATATTTTCTAAATTATTATCCTGAATATTATTATATAAATTTGAATCATTCAAATAGTAACAATCGGGTTCATAAGGTTTGGGTAATTCAACATTATCGCAAATAATTATTTCATTATTTATATCCGCGATAGGCAATTGTAAAATTATATCTTCATTATCTACCTTTGTAATATCTTTAACAATAGTGTTCATCAAAGTCTTTTTTTTTTTCAATTCTAATGATTTATCTTCGCTGTTTTTTGCTTTTCTTGCCATTTTATATTATTTTGTTATTATGTTAAGTATATAAGAAGTTATATATTTATATATATTTCTTAAAAATAATCCTTAAAGTATGCGATATTATTAATAATATCCTTACTTAATTTTTTAACAGGCATATCTGTATCATTGTCAAAAGATTTCGCCTTACCAGGACTTATACATTTATCTTTTATTTCTTTTATCTCTTTCCCCATATTTACTATAACATCAATTAAATATTTAATTATGAAACCTGCTATAACTATAATTATTAATACAAATAAATCCATTTATTATATGATATACTTATTTTAAATGAATAAAAAAATTATACAAATTTTAACTGGGCACTACCATTTATTATTGTTAAAATATTTATTTCTCTTACATAAATGTTTGCCTCATATTTAACATCGTAAAAATAATTATTTCCTAATATATTTTTAGTTACATTTTGATATAAATTAAATATATCATCATTAGTATAATCATTCAGTTTTAATAATATAGATGTTTTTATTTGTGAATTATTATATGAACCCGATGTATTTACCTTTTCTGGAAACAACGCAAATGAATATGAATATATTCCCGTTCTAGGTACATTCGTATGGTGATAATATGGTTGAATATTATTATAATATTCGGCAGTATGTTCTGCGCGAACTGTATTCGTCCAATTTATAATAGCACTTGATAATATGCCCATATTCTCTAAATAATAAGGCGAAGCAGTATAGTTTAAATAATTATTATATTTACTAACCATATCATTTCTACGCATAAACCATACTATCTCCTTAATATGATTATTGGCATTATTAATATCACATGTTGTCGTCGCATCCGCGATAGTATCAATATTTTTTTCAGTAAATTTAACAGTATCTATAACATAATCATAACTATTTGTTTCTAACAACATTTTGCTACGTTCAATAGTATCCAAAAAAACATATGTTAAATGAAGTTCATTCTTAACATCGTGGTTTTTCGTTTTAGTAAAAGTGTCTATTGAAATATTCGCATTATGTAATGTGTTATAAAAACTACTACTTACATATGAGTTTAACTTATTACTCCATATTTTATATAACCCTTCAACACCTCTATCATTCGTGTATACATCAAGAGTAATCTCGTTATTTGCCAATTTTAATAATGGCAATGCTAATGACGGGTTTCGCGTAAACCAAAAATTCAATGGTATTTGTATCTCTCTCTCTTTTATACTCGGATTTTTGCTCGTAATACTACTTATCGGATAATTGATATTATACAATTTATTATTTATTAATGTATATTTCGCTTGAAAACTAAATGGTGCTATATATTCATTTACATTTCCTATTAATTTATTATATTCTACACCATCTTTATTCGTTAATTCATTCCATATATTCAACCAATCACTATATAATGTTTCAATAGTTTTACCATCTATTAACAACTCTACCCTTTTTATATAATTAAATCCTAAATTTTCCACCCATCTAAATTTTAATTCATTATTAGAATATATATCAGGGATTCTAAATGATAAATACATATTTGACAATAAATCTCCGTGTCTCTCAATTTTATATGTCATTTTAACACTTTTATAAAATCCCCCATTCGCATTATTTATAGGGGCATTAACCCTCTTTTCTATAGAAAAATTAGTATGTTTTCTATAAACATATTTATAATAATTAATACATGGATTAATAGTTATATATTCGTCCATTTGTCCGTTCAATACCAATTGCATTAAACCTCCCCCCATTATTATCTTATAATATCAATACTTTATTATTATCTTATATTATTATATTACATATATCTAATATTTAGCTCATAGTAAAACTAAATATATATTTTTTTAAACTTTCATAGCTTCTATCACCTTGATATTCCGATATCTTATTGTCATTGTTATCAGTAGCTATTATACATGGAAAACCAGCTATATTATACCTGTTTATATCGTCTTTTTTATCGGCAATATTTATTTTTTTAAATTCAACATTACTTACGCTACCTATATCATTATCTAATTTTTCCCATACACCCGAACCACTGAATTGATCACAATATCCACAACCTTCCATATAGTAATATATAACCTTTTTTTTATTATTGGTATTTTCACTTGGCATAATGGTATCGTTAATAAAATTTTCACATAATTTCTTATTATTTATAAATAATACTATTAATATTAATATAAATATCGCAAACAATAAATATATCACCAAATTATTGCTTTTAACCTTAGTCTTAGTAAATTTTTTTATCATCCTAAATATTTACTACATTATTTTTATTACAACAGGGAGTAAATAATATATAATTATAAAAATATGAATTAACATTATTTTTAATAAAACTATTATATTTTGTATCCTTAACCATTAAAATCCTATAATCTAATTTGGAATAATCACATACTTCATCGTCTTCATCTTTCACAACATATACGCTATTATTGTTATCTCTTAAAAATTCTATATATGTATTTAAATTTTTATTGTAAACTATTATCATTCTGTAAATTAATTCAGTTTGATATAATTCTTCAATATCGCTAACGAATTCATTTATTTTACTCAATTCTCTTATTGATATCGTCATTCGTATTTTAATATATATATTATCGCCTTATGTAAATTTAATTATATAAGATTATTTATATAATTAATAATTATAATGAATGATAATATTATTAAAATTGAACTTTCATATTTTTTAGATAAGTATAAAAATGTTGAAAGTATTCCTGTAAATATTAAGAATAAGGTTGATGAATTAGAAAAAAATTATAATTGTTTTAATTCATTATATGACCCTAAAATGATATGGGTTAAAAAAAATTTTGTTAAAAAAGAAAAACATTTACAACAACGAAATAAAGTTCACGTTATTATACCGGACTTCGAGCAAAGTTCTGTATTAAAAAGAAAACTATTAGGATTATTAAATAAATTAACTATTGTTAATAAAAATAATATTTACAATAAAATTACTGAAATCATTGGTGCCGAAGACAATCATAAGACTTTTGATATAATATGGGATTATATATTATTAAATGATAATATATTATATTCTAATATATTGTCATTTTATGATAATACATTTATACAAAATAAAATAAATACCAAATGGAATAGTTATATTCAAAATAAAGAATGGAAACCACCAGCATATATATATGATAATAATATATTATTTTTAAAAGATGACTATGATATATATTGTGAATATATTAAATGGAAAAAAAATATTATGAATATAACGACAATATGGCTGAGATTTAAATTAGATAGCATAGATATTTTATTAAATGATATTTATAACTATATAATTGAAATTATAAAAGAAAACATAGTATATAAACATATTTTAGATATATTTTTAGAACAGGTATTTTTAATACTAAGTACCCATAAAAATATTAATATTATTAATAATATAAAAAATATTGATATTAATAATTTTAATAATTCTACTAAATTTATTATTTATAATATTTTGGATTTAGAAAATAAATAATTTCTATATTATAATATAGAGTAAGAAACGCAAAATATAATATGAAGGAGTCGGATAATAATTTGTCTTTCTATACAAGTTTAATTATACAAATGATATTTGTTATATTACTTATAATTATATATTCGTATTTATACAAGCTTGAAAATATCGGGTGTGAATGTTCGGAACATCCCAACAAAGAATTCATCAAAAACTTTACTATAATAGCTTTAGTCTATTTCTTTGTAACTGCCTTTATTTCGCTAAAAGGTGTCGCTAAGAGCATGGGTAACGTATTCGTACAATTAGTATCAATCGCTACATTTATATTCTTCTTATTATTCGTTGTATATATTTATTATGCTTTTGAATATGTAAGATATTTAACCAATGAAAAATGCAAATGTTCGGAGGATATGTCTAGAGATGTTATTGGCATTGGAACTATGATATCTTTATTCTTATTCCTAACCTTATTATTCACTATAATAATCATCCCTATATTACTTAGCACATTAAGCTCCCTTTTAGAAAGATTAGAGGTATTTGAAGATGAAGTTGAAAATACTATACGCAATCCTTTAAGAACCATTAAATCTACCCCTAACAGAATCGCTAATTCCGTTAATGACGTTGGTAGATTTGTTAAAAAGAACGCTACTAAAATAAGCAATTTTAGAAAAAACAAAAAGAACTAATTTATAATTGATATTTTTTTTTATATATTTAATGTACGTTTATTATCATTATTTACCTTGTTTCGTTTTGCGTTAGTCTTTTTTAATATATGTATATCCGCAGTATCTTCAATTATTGAAGTTATTTCTTCGTCACTTACAGATAATGTTTCTATGCGATTATCAAAATCATCTTCTACTGATATTTTACTATGAACATTTTTAATAATATTATCTATATCTTCTGTAGTATTATTATATGCTTGATTATTTGATATAGGCTGTTTTTGATAACTTTGTGGCTGTCTTGATGTCATATCGCTCGTAAGTGACCCAAATAAATTATTCACCATTCCAAATATTCCCATGCTGTCGCTCATTCCACTCATTCCTGTATTTTTTTGCTGTACATTTTCATATTGACTGGTATTTGTTACATTTTGAGGTATTGTATTTCCCATCATATATTGTTTTGCCGCGGCATTTTGAAATTGTTTCATTAATTCTGGATCCGATTTTAATACATTCTCAATATCGGGCAAAGGTTGGTCTTTAAACATTCTACTTGTTAAATGAAACATAAATGCGCTTCCTGATAGTGATATGAATAATCTTAATTCCGGTGCCATCTTTTTACCGGTTGATTTATATTTATAATGTAATTCTTCAAAAATATCATCGTAATCATTAATATTCTCATTAACTTGTTCGGACCATCCGTCTAATTTAATAGAAAATGGGTCATAACGAGTATTCATATATTCTGATCCCGATACAAAAGCCATTAACATTTTTTGCTGAAATCTAATACTTCCATCAAGCTCTTTCTCCTTTAAAATTCTACTATATTCTGATTTCATTTCTTCTAAATCAGAATTCATATTAAATTTAAAAGGTATTTTATAACCTTTTGATTCCAATCTATCCAATTGATAAATAATTTCTCTTTTTTCATTTAATTCATTTTTAATTATATCCTTAGGACTCATATATTTTTTTTTAATTATTCTACTATCACCGCTACTGCCTCTGCTGCTACCACTCTCGTCACTTCCACCGCTTCCACCGCTGCTACCACTGCTGCCGCTTTCATCGCTTCCATCGCTGCTGCCGCTTTCATCGCTTCCACCGCTAGCGTCACTTCCGTTACTCGCGTTACTCGCGTTACTCGCGTTACTCGCGTCACTTCCTGCTACACTGACATTATCATTTATAAAAGAACGCTTTTTATTAGAATTAATTTTATTATAACCAGTATCGCTACCACTTGTTGAACCATCTATGTCTCTATCGCGATTTAATTTATTTTTATAAATATTTTTAATATTATTCATATATTTTGCTTTTTCATATTTACTATTTGAAGCTGTACTTATTTTTGATGAACGCGACGAACGCGATGACATAGATATAACATCATCACTTATCTTCTTTTTATTAAATAAATTATCATCTATAAATGTATTTTTATTACTCGGTATATTAAAATTAAAAGAATTTTTAAAACTTTCTTTGTTCAATTCTATTAAATCTTCATTTTTATTATTTAAATTAGATATTAATGACATATTATATATTTATTGATAATCAAATGTTTATATATTTACAATAATTTATATAATAAATATAATACGCGCATATTATTTTCTTGCTATAAATTCAAACCATTTCTTAAAAAATACCCTTCCTGTTTTATAAATATATTCGGGATGAAATTGCATCCCTAGTATTCTCTTTTTATCATTATATATCATAACTATCTTTTCATTTAGTTTCTTTATAATTTTGTACTTTTTATTTATATTTATTACATAATCTTGATGATAATAAACATAATCCAATCTTTTAACTTTAAAAGGATATGTTATTTTAACTTTTTTAACATATTTTTTCATGCCATGTTTAAAACTATTTATATTAGCTCTTTTACTATTTTTAATAGCCAAATATTGTAGCCCATAACATATAGCGAGTATTGGTATATTGTATTTAAATATTATATCGGGAACTTTTGGTGATGCTTTTTTTAATATAAAAAAATCCGAACCACTTACTATAATCCCTGATATATTTTTATTTTCCAGTATTTTTTTAATACCTCCTGTGTCATGATATCGTTTAATATATAATTTGGCATTTTTACCTATTGCTTTTTTATATAGCAAATGTTGTTTTTTCCAATTCCAATCATTGCTATACATAGAAATCAAAAGAATATTCATTTTAATATAAGCAATTATAATTTTCTAATGATTCGCCTTTAATATTTGTTCTAATATAAGATACCGCCTGTAAACACGAATCGCTTAGGTCGTCTTTTTTTTTATTTTTACTAAATATATCTAATAATCTCTCACTATTTTTAATATAGTATTCGCATATCTCAATACTTAATTTTTTATTTAATATATATTTACCTCTTTTAAAATTTTTAGTATTTTTTTTTTCTTCCTCTATATTTTTATCAATATGTGATACAAAATCGTGCGTTTTCATTTTTAAAGAAGCATTAACAAGTACCACATTCTCAACTATGCCATCCCAATGTTTTAATAAACTAAAATAATTATATATAATATGTTGTATAGTTTTCATAATACCATTTAAATTT